TCCCGGACTATCCAAAGGAGCTCTCTATCGCCTCCCAAGCAAATCCGACAACCCGAAAGCGCACGGAAACTTTCACGTTTCCGCCCGCGCGAAGTTTCTATTCGCGGTATTTCCTTTCATTAGGAACTACTCGCTATTATAGAAACGATGGGCCGTCGGTAAGCAAGGAAGGGACACAGATCACTGTGTCGAGTGGGCATCCTTTTCGTTCCCGTTCTAAGGGTAACGTTGAGGACCTAGGCGGTGACTTCTATACGACCCGTCAGTACATCACTACCCCCCGTGAGGGGGGGCTGATTAATTTCAGCGATGTACCTGGTGGTAATATAGCAGGTGACCCTATACGGTGGTCTTATAAAGGACCACTGTTGTCTAGGAACCCTGCAACTCAAGGTTTTCCTGATAATATCGCGAGCAGCAATGCTGCTCTTGATACTAAAGGGGCAACCGCGATTGCAAGGTGTAAACCCACAAATTCAGCCGCTAATCTGGGAGTCTTCCTGGGAGAACTGAAGAAGGACGGCTTGCCGTCCCTCATAGGTTCAAGAACCTGGAAGTCTCGTGCTCTGACCAGCAAGAATGCTGGAGATGAGTACCTGAATATTCAATTTGGGTGGAAACCCTTAGCGAACGACGTTAAGAAATTCGTTCGCGCCGTCGGTAAAGCTCATAAGCTTATTCAGCAATATGAGCGTGACGCCGGTCGGGTAGTACGCCGCAAATATGAATTTCCGATAGAATATAGCAGGACGGAGACTAAGACTCTGAATCGTTCGCCTTGGATGGCGAGTTATCCGGATTCTATGTTTTCCGATTCCTGGTATACTGGTACCTTAGTTACCACGACAGAAACATGGAGACGAACCTGGTTTTCAGGTGCATTCACATATTTTCTTCCAACCGGATATGACAGCCGGAAGGAATTAGATAGGCTTGCGCTCTTGGCCAATGAAATATCTGGCCTCGACCTTTCGCCTTCTCTGTTGTGGGAATTGGCACCATGGAGCTGGGCCGTTGATTGGTTTGGTAATATCGGAGACGTTCTTTCGAACGTTTCCGACGCCGCCGATCAGGGTCTGGTTATGCGGTATGGTTATATAATGGAACATTCCATTAATAAAGTAACCTACCGGTGGGTTGGAGCACCCCCCCTCAAGGGGGTACCCGACACACCCTCACCTCTTACTTATGTCACTGAGACTAAGCAAAGGCGTGGGGCAAATCCCTTTGGATTTGGTTTGAGCTGGTCCGGCTTGTCACCGTATCAGCTCTCCATAGCTGCAGCGCTTGGTTTATCCAGGCGCTGAAGTTAGTTATAGCACTAGCGTAAAACGCCAGTTGCTTGACGAAAGTCAAGCGGCTGATAACAAGGAGTGTGCCTATGGCATTCACAGACCCGCAGTCCGTTACCATCTCCGCTGTAACGACTCCTCTTCCCCGTGTTTCTACGGGTAAGAACGAGTCCTCTTACAAGAGTGCGGACGGACTTATTGAGCTCGTCGCTAGCTCCGCTTATGGAAAGCGGAACCGGCGCGTGCTCCGGCTCAACCATTCGAAAATCGCCACGGACTTGTACACCGCGGAGAATGCGCTCTACTCGATGAGTAATTACATCGTGTTTGACGTACCTCCGTATGGTTACACAAATGCCGAGGCGCTTGCAGTTTACACGGTTTTAAGACCGCGTTTACTGCATCGACTGACGCCCTCATCACCAAGTTGCTCGGTGGTGAGTCGTAAGTGGCAGAAGGAGAGAATTAAGAAGTGCCTCCCTCAAGGGAGGTTGCTTCGTACTCTCTCCATAGCAGTGCTCTTAATGAGATTGCTATCATTGCTAAAGGCCTACTTTGGATCGTGAATTGTATTGCGATCCTTGTTGGTCTTAGCATTCTTCTGTCAATGGTTGGAATGGCGGCATACATCCTAATCAGTTATGGTTAGGATGTAGCCATTCTGTGACCCTGTCAATAGGCTAGCAATGCCGACCCCCAATCAGGAGGCAGCATGAAAAGGCTATTGACACTCTGGATCAGTCTGGCTCAGGAAGAGTCAGACTACTGTTGCACTAGCGCCACCAAGGACATTAAAACCGTCCTAGGTAGGGCTGAACATGAGGGGCTATCGTTTCTCACGATAACCCTGGCAGACTTTGGAAAGAGCTTCGAAAGAAGCTTAGACCAAGGTCATGTCGCTCTCGCCTCCTTCTCTTCTTGGAAGAGCAGGGGAGGTCTCCCCGTGTTTCTTAGGGGTTTCCTAGAGCAGGTGTTCAACCCGAGTAATGGCGTGTTGCTGGAAAAGCCATCGATAGATTCAATCCGAGCTATCAGGCAACTTACGTTGCTTTTTAGTAAGGTTGAGCTACCTTGCACACCCGCGAGGGATGCTCAGGCATTCGATGACTATATCCAGTGTGAGCAGGATGTCAGAGAGGCAGATGCGCGCAGACTCCCCATTGATTTGGAGGATTTCGTACGCGTGTCTGACTTGCTTTTCGGTAAATTGTTCGAGCAAGTGGATAGTGATATCCGCGAATTCGAAGTAATACCGAAGCACGGACCAGGTGCTACGGCCGATCGTCTCATGGGTAATGAGAAGTTCGGTCAACGTACCTGGCCTGCTCGACTTCAAGAGGTATTTCCAACGTGGAAATACCTCATACCAAATGACCGTTTCAATGATCATTTGGCTGAAGTTGACATCCTCGAACCCGGTGCGGAGATCCCTGTACAAGTGATCACCGTACCTAAAACGCAAAAGACACCCCGAATTATCGCTAAAGAACCGACTGCAATGCAGTATATGCAACAGTCGATTAGGCAGCGGTTTTACGATCTGGTCCGGAGGGATAACCTCCTTCGGCAGATGATCGGATTTGAGGACCAGACGCCTAATCAGCGTTTGGCCAACTGGGGGTCCCGAACTGGGACCCTTGCCACACTCGATTTGAGTGAGGCATCCGATAGGGTATCAAACCAGCTGGTCCAGGCCATGGTGGCACGTCACCCCTATTTGAGTCAGGGGCTCGATGCTACTAGGTCTAGACTGGCGAGGGTACCTGGTCAGAGGGATCCAATTCCTCTGGCTAAGTACGCGTCTATGGGTTCAGCTCTCACTTTCCCGATCGAAGCAATGGTGTTTTTGACATCAGTGTTCGTTGGGATTGAGCGAGAGCTCAACACCTCATTTTCCGACCGGAAGCAGTTTCATCGCTTCAAGTCGGAGGTGCGCGTCTACGGGGACGACATTATTATCCCCACGGACTACGTGCATCCCGTTGTATTCTCACTTGAAACCTTCGGGTTTAAAGTGAATGAACACAAGTCCTTCTGGACCGGTAGGTTCAGGGAGTCTTGTGGTCGGGAGTATTACGATGGCAATGACGTTTCACTAGTCAAGTGCCGTCAACTACTCCCGTCTACACGGGCTGACGTTACTGAGGTGGTGTCACTTGTTTCCCTTAGAAACCAGCTTTACTATGCTGGCCTCTGGAAAACAGTGGCACTATTGGATGATTACGCTCGGAAGGTGCTAAAACACTATCCGGTCGTAGCTCCAACTTCCTCGGTGCTAGGCAGGCACTCATTCCTAGGGTATGAAACCCAAAGAGTGAGTGAGGATACGCAAGCCCCAATGGTTAAGGGCTATGTCGTAACCGCCAAAGAACCCATCAATGAACTTGATGGGCATGGCGCCTTGCTCAAGTATTTCCTCAAGCAAAGCAGCTTGCCAGCTGCTGAGGGACACTTGGAACGTTCAGGACGTCCTCGTGCCGTCAACATCAAGCCGAGGTGGTCCTCCCCGTTTTGAACGGGGAGGGGCTCCGCAAGGAGCTGTGGGAGAGCCCTCGTGTTCTCTTTTCTTAGGCCGTTGATTCGTG